CCTTACAGATGCCGCCACAACCCACCCACGTCTTACCGGAACCGAACCCGGCAACATAGGCTTTGAATTTGTGCTGCATCGCGAGGAAGCGCGCCTGAGGAATATTAAGTGTCGGGCTGATCCCCATCGTCTGCCCTCGCATCCACTACGTTGATATTGATTTGCACTTGGGTGGGCTCGTCGTCCTCACCATCACCGGCCAGCTCTTTACGGAGTTTCTCAACCTCCAGCTGCCGACGTTCGATTTCAATCTGCTGCAGGCGCTGCGCGAATTCGCTATCGGCCAGGCCAAGGCGTTTCATTACCGCTTCGAACATGCGCTCACGGCTGATTGCGGTTATCTCGACGCCATTCTTGCCGACCTTCACTCCGGAGTATGCGAGCCGTGAGACCTGAGGGAGTTTCCGGGTGTCCGGGAAGTAAGGCTGGCCAATGCCGTCACCATTACAGCGCGGGCATTCGGGGTTTGGTTCTCGATTGTGGTCATAACCGTAACCGCCGGAATCTTCGGGTTCACGTCTGTCACGCTCAACAGCCTCGAGTCTTTTCTCTTCAAACTCAACTGCATCCCGCCACTGGTAGTGGTGACCGAAGCCCCAGCAATAACGACACGCACCGCGGCGATACTGCGAAAGCTGGTTTGCGTCGAAGGTGGCAAGTTGCCACATCTGCGCGAGCACTTCATCGGCACTGCCTAGCGTGCGCACAATGGAGGCTTTCTGCTGCTGCGCAATGGCCTGCGCAACGTTAGGATTCGCTATGAGCTGACGCCCATAGTTTGGGTCACTATAACCAGCACGTGCAGCGGCAGCGGTGGCGTTGTTGTCCTTCAGGTACTCCGCGACAAATAAGCGCTGCTGAGCGGTAAGTCCATCATCATCCACCAGCTCATTAGCGCTTTTATCTTTCTGCGTACTGCGCATTTTTTTCTGCGCAGGTTTTTGCGCAGTTTGCGCATAAGGTCTTTTGATATATCGACGGGCGGTAGCGTAGTTCAGTCCCTGCGCTTCACACCATTCCTTTGGTGATACGCCGGTTGCGGCATGTTCGGACAGGAACCGTTGCTGAAGCACGCCCCAGTCCGGTTTTGCCATTGTTATATTCCTGTTGTTATAGCCATTAAAAAAACCACCCGGAGGTGGCCTTTGTGATGACAATGAAAATTTCAGGTTTATTGTGAAAGCAAGTCTTTAAGGGTCCTCGCTTGCTCATCAGTCAGCTTCAGCAATTTTGCTTCATACTCTTCAAGCCACTTAAAACCAAGTTCTAATGCGGATTGGAAAGCAATGTCCGTGGGGCCTGCCTTAATTGCCTGCACTACTTTATGAAAATTCGAGTCGTCTATTGTATGCATCATGCACTCCTGTTTCGAAAGTCGTAAATTCGCATCATGACACCTTCAGTATCAAATTCTTGTACAGGATAATTATGGTTCTGCTTAAGATGACATCAATTAAAAGCCACAAGCGGATCCCAGTGGCTTGGGTGTGATAATCAGGAATGGATTCGAACGATTGAGCCAGAAGATATAGGTCGTCTGCACCATCCTCCAACTTATAGCAGCGTCACGCTTCGTCCGGATCGGTTTTACCCGACATCTCGCGCATCTCATTAATGTGTTTCGACATTATCGCAGGCACTCAGTGAATGCCTGCTGTAATGCCTATTCCGTAAGGAGATACCGATTAGCTCATGTTAACATTGTCAGATAATGGTGCTTAATAAAACACTAAGCTTAATCGCTCTTACGACGTTTCAGTTTCATCCTACCCTCTCCAACCTCAATCTCTTCATAATCTTTAAAAATTGCGATGATTAAGGTAATCCCAATGGAAGCCGCAGCAATAATAGCGGCTATCTCAAAACCAGACATTGCCGCTATTGGTGCGGCAGCAAGAGCAGACATGCCACCAGTAAAAGGTGTCGCAGCAAGAGCTGTGGTTAATAACGCAAGGCTAACACCGCTGGCTTTAGCAATCGTTTTACCTCGCTTCACCTTCGTGGCAAGTTCGCCTTCTATAGTAATATATTGGACTTTGTTAGCTTTTGCCTTCTCAAGCTCGTCCTTGGTCCGCACAATAACTTCGGCCATTTTCTTCCCCTGATTGTTTTTTGAGGATAATAACCGTGGTAATTATCTTAATAAAGTCCTACCAAGACTTTATTTCATACCAGTCAGTTGGAAGTTAGCCTGCCACGCTTTGTTATGCGCCAGAATGTCTTTCTTCGTTCGGCGGTCCAGAACGTCGATGTCGTGATCAGCCAAGCAGATTGTTTAGCCAGTTGCAGGCGGGATCAACCACCCGGACACTTCAGCGACTCACATAGCACGCGTTCAGCATCGTCATCAGGCATATAGGTACCGTGTCGTGATGCAGTTTTTTATGAGGGACATCACTCCGGCCCGATACCCCGTCTCAATGGCCCCCAAGACGCTTGATTTACCTGGTGATCCTTAGTTAAATTTTGTTCAGGTTATGCCGTTAATAATCTTACAAATGTAAATTTTGAGGACAGTGTTAAATGGAATGGTTACTTACAATGCTAATTATATTACTTGTTATGTTTATTTTATGGACTTCATTAACCCACGGTATTTCAGGTAGATTTATCTATGTTAATAAAAGAAAAAAAGATGTAACTCTTCATATGGCTATCTTTGGTACACCAAGAAACAAAAAAGGTGTACACAAACTCAAAACCTCATTTGTTAACACATTGAAAAAATTAAAGAAAAATGGTTACTCAAGCGTATCATTGGAGAGTCATCTAATCGATTCAAAGAGACTGGCGATGTTGCATAGGCTGGCTCAACAGAACGGATATTCCATCGTGAATGTGCGTCACTTTCCTACGCCAAGATGGCAGCGGTTTTTTATTCCTGTTTCAATGGCTTTGTTACGGTTAAAGATAGTTAATGTGAATCCACAATCTTGCTCTTTGACCATCATTTTGTAATGTTAACAATCTGCTAATAGTACAGCCACTGAGGTAGCGTTTCATTCGATGAGGTACTCGCGACAGAAAATGACTTTTTGTCGGTTAGTGCAATAAATTAAATTCACCTTAAGGAAACAGGTATGGAGAGAGAGTTAACTGAACAGGAAAAAATCCTTGCGGATATTACTGGTTGTATTGTCGGCGCAATCACTGCTGCTGAACAGTTAGAAGGCAGCAAGAAGCAGGCGGTAATAGCCCAAGGCAATGAGGCAATGGGCATCCTTCATCAAAAAGGATACTCATTCGCACAGGAAGATGTGGACTACAAAAACCCTGATCTTCCTACTTACATCGTTACTAACATTGAAACAGGAGTGGTGTTATTCAGAATGAAGTCAGTGCACGCCCCTGCTCACAGGTGGTACACATACTTCACAATTTAGTTTATCGAGGGCTGATCAAATCAGCCTTTTCCTTCTTGCTGATGCCATACTTAACGATGAACTCACCCACCTTTCGGCAATCAGGCTCGCACCGCATAAACACGCAGAACAGTGTCAGCGTCCTGAGGTAGATCGGAAGCTTCCAACTGTTTTTGATTTCAACTGACAGTCTGCAAGTCGCCATTGGTTTCTACCACTGATGATAAACATGTGAACTGTATTCGCTTCACAACGACCGGTGCGAAGTCAGCCATTCCCCAGTCTCTGTCGCCAGCGGCACAAAGCCGTTAAGCAGCTCAGACTGACGTTGTGACATTTTGCCCATGAAGGTTTCACCTGTTTGGGTGGTTAACTTGATTTGGTAGATGTAGGTCATATCTCATGTCCACATTATGTGTTTAAATGTTGTTATTTAACGCACTCAGACCAGAAGTAGATATGAACCCTGCAATTTTCATGAAAATCTTCGGCGAAGTGGATATTTCAAAGCTTTTTCTTAATATTGACCAAAATGGTGACGAGCTAGGATCGGTTTTAAGAATTCATCTTTTGTGTGAGCGTTTACTTGATGCATGGATAGCGGCTCACCTTGACAAAGAAGATTTGTTTCAAAATTCAGCAGGGGAGAAAATAAAATTCAATCCAAGCTATGGGCTGAAGTTGGGGCTAGCAAAGAAGCTTGGGATGCATCCTGGTCTTTGCACCTGCCTTCAAACTATAAATAAAATCAGAAATAGCTTCGCTCACCGTTATGATTGCGAGCCTCTTTTAGCAAAAGACATGCAAGCCATGGCTAATATACTAATAAGCATACCTCTTCCCGGAAATGTTAAGAGTGTTGATGATGTTGAATTCAAAATCATCAACATCAATGATAACGAAATAAAAAGCTACTATTTCAATGATGAAAAAACCCCAAATCGCATTCGCCTTACTATTGTATTTTCAAACATACTGGCAAGGATAATCTCAGTAGTGGGCGATAATTTTAATAAAATAAGCCCACTAGGTTTTAAATATTAACCTGCTAAATAATCGTTTTACGTCTTCTACAGTCAAATTCTAGTGGAGAGTCTATGTGAGAACCTCGAGGATTTGGCTCTATTTCAGGCACTGCTCTCTGATGTAGTCCTGCAGATAGCCGACCTGCTTCGTCACTGTGACGATTCGATCTCTGAGAGTGAAATAATCCCGTTCAGCGGAGTTAGTAAGTCGGGGACTGGAAGCATCGCCCAGGCCACCGGTGCCGGCCGTTCCGTTCGCGGGACATCTGGCGTTGAGGTGCAGCCCACACTTACCAGTGCTAACGCAACGCTGCAGATCTTCAAGCTGAGATTTCGCATCAGCTAATTCCTTCGTGTATTTGGCATCCAGCGCAGCGACATCTCGCTGCCGGGTCTGCATATCTTTGATGATGGCGTTCGCCAAGCTGAGTTTCTCAGTCGCCTTATCGCGCTGCTCTTTGTAGGTGATGACGTTGTCGCGGTAGTGGTTAATCGTCCAAGCCATAAAGACTAGCAGGCAGATAACGACAGCGCAGATGATCGCGGTTAATCAGCTCATTTAAACGCTTCAGCTCCTACGTTGTAGGTGAAAGAGTAAAGTGCGGCCCGAGTGGTTTCGGGAACATGGACCTTAATCAGCGGGTCGATAGCTGCAGCAACCTTGCGCAGGTCGGATAGCAGCAAAGCGTCACATTCTTTATCGGTGTAGCGGTGACCGCGGCGAATATCGGCACCAGTGTGCCCGTCACATACAGTCCAGAAACCTACGACATCCTGATATGCGTAATATCGTCGCCCTTCCAGACCATCTGCATTGCCCAGCATGACAGCTGCAATAGTGATTGCACCGGATCCGCCAACAATGGCGCCCCCCAGCTTATTCCTGAGTGTCGGGTTCATCTCGGCTCCTGCTGCGGCGGTTGTCTTCACGGCTCTTGATCTTGAAATAGAGGTTTGTCAGGTACGTCATCACTGCAATGATGATACCCACCAACACGCCGATAGCGTTCCACTGCTCGGGACTGTAGGCATTCAGCATGCCGTTTAGGATGCTACCGGCTGAAGCGCCGTATGCAGCACCGGTGGTTAGTTTGTCCATGCGATACATACTCTCACCTCGCTTTGTGCGGGTGCTGAATTTGGGAGTAAAAAAAGCCCGCTCTTTCGAAGCGGGCCAATGAGTTGACTATTTGTAAGGTAGGTGTGAGTGCGACCTATTCTGTGGAGTGAAACTGTATCGGCTGATTCTCTATAGGCTCAGGAGCACCACCGGAGAATTAGGCACATCCCACAACTCAAAGCGTAGCAACAGATTACAAAACCATAAAAAAAGGCCTGCTTTTTATGGCAGGCTCTCAAGGAATTTGAAACTTGTATTGTTGTTGTCATGGTGCCGGGTGGCTCCCGGTGACTCTACCCCAGTCAGCAAAGACGCGTGCATACCTGCAGATAGCAGTTGACTGGAACGCCCTTTCGCTTAGAAAGGATTCACCACGTGAATAAATTACGATTAATTCATTCACCCGGTCAATACTGTTCACCATTCACAAAAAAAAGCCTGCTCGGACAAGCAGGCATAAATAGCTAAGTTGGCAATAACTGAGGGAGTGGTGCCGGGTGCCTCCCGGTGGAAATGATCACAGCATTCATTTCCGCGCGCTGGTTGGACACTCTGGAGAAATGTCCTGCTGAACCGCCCCTCCGCTTAGGGGGATCCACCACAAAAACGCTTTCAGAAACATCCATTCCGCAGGATGCTTAAGAAGCATATGTGCAGTATGAAGAATCTGCCACATAATCAGATGAATATATTCATCTAAATGGTAGAGGGAGAGGGCCTTCAATCACCTCAGATTCTCCGTTGTCGCAGATGTCGTCACCCTGTGTCAGATGCCAAATACCATTAAAAGTAAGTCCCGTCTCAAGGTCTTCAGTAACGCCATTGCTGAAGTAAGCAACCTGAATCCTGCCGTTGTGCTGAATCCAGTAGAAACCTTCTTCCATATTCCCTCCTGCGTTGTTGGGGAAATTCTAAGTCACCGCAGGGTTGAATGGTTTTAGATATTCTTAAGTCGCTATTAAGCAAAAAGCCCCACGGAGTTAACCGCAGGGCTTTAAACGAAGGCAATAACCCATCGTTGGAGCAAAATTACCACAGATTCGGGAAAAGTAAATAGTTCACGATAAATTCACGCCCTATTTTGTTATCTGCTTCAGCTGCGCATCAGCCCAGGCCTCTTCGATGTCAAACCTGGTGATGAGCTGATCGTAGAATGGCTTAACAGATTTCTTCCATGTATCGAGGCTGATTGCATCCGTTATCTCCCTTAAAGCTGCGTAAGCCTCCGTTGATGGAATTCGCTCAAACCCCCGCCCACTGCAGCGCTTGCAATCAGCCAGTACCGGAACGCCCTGCTGCTCTGTAAGAGCCTGATTAACAGCTCTCCCGCGGCCATGACAATCTTTACAGGCACAGCTTACTACCTTCTTCCCCTTACACTGAGGGCAGAGAACGCGCGCTACCTCCCTGACCTGCCTGTGCACCTCATACTCAGAAGGACGAATATCCTCCGCGCCCATGTTCAAAGACATCTTCACGAATTTCTTCTCTTTTGCCGGAGTGTGAGACTTCATGCTGTAGACCTCAGCATCAATAAACCCTTCCCCATTGCAGCCATCGCATTGCTTCACGCTGGCGGCGCTGCGGGAATAGTCCTCGAACGCGAAGCTGGCCAACTGATGCATCACCATTGGCTTAACCCCGGCATCCAGTTTGCGCAGTGCAGGCACCCGAGCGCACTTGGTCAGCGCATACTGGGCCAGCAATTCGATCGCCCTCTCCCGGTCATTCTTGCTGATACCCATCTTCCCGAGATAAGCGCTGTAACCCATGGCGGCCCGTTCCTGCGTCATGCCCATCGCAGCCATGATATCCGTTCCGGTTAATGAGTCTGACGCCGTAGCGCGCGGAGAGTCGCTAATCATTGTCGATTTGGCAAAGTGATATTTGAGGGTGCTTTCAAGATTCATGCGGTCTCCAGCTCGGTAATGGTGAGTTCTAATTTCCCGCCCTTAACGACAGGCATTTTCACAACGCGATAGTCAATAACCTGGCAGTCGTCCAGCCATAACCCCGCCTTGGTTAAAGCGTCGAATGCAGCCTTCTGCAGGTTATCCAGATCGCGGCGCCGGCGGTCAGGCATGTGACATTCAATACGGATTTTGAGTGGAGCGGCCGTGCGGATATTAAGCCGGGCGCTTCGAATAACAGTGGCCACCTCATAGCGATACGCGACGCCATCAGCACTAATGTGTGTACGCCCGCGGTTGTGCCGGTAATACCGGTTATTGCTCGGCGGCCAGGGCAAAGTGATTTGATATGTCTTCACGTTCACCCCCACATCCGGTTTCGCCAGCGGCTGTCCGGGCGCGCTGGTGTGTTAGATGTCGGAAGGAACGCACTGACAGTCCAGGTCACGTAATCCTGGTTAAGGCTGCGCTCAACTCGAACGCCGCGCGCTTTGTAACGCTTAACCAGTTCGTCGGCCTGTTCGGTGCTGCAATCGGTATGGTGGAACCAGGTCTTCTTCATTCCATCACCCCGCAAAGCCAAGCAGTTGAGCGGCGACATTTTCTGCCTCATCACGACCGCGAAATGAACGCGACAGGACCCAGCGCCAGAGTACATCGAGCGCTGCTTTATAAAGCTGCTGAAACTCTAGTTCGTCCATGTTGGCGAATGAAATGCTGCGAGGATGCTTTTTGAGTGTGCCGTCAGGTAGCTGAATGGCATCAAAGTGCCCTGCCTCGACGATTACCCATGAGCGGTAAGCATCGAAGGATTTACACAGGCTAATGCCATTTGTGACGCGTCGATAAGCAACCTGCTCAAGATACTGCTCGGCAGCATCGATCAGCGCGCCCTCATTCCCGCCATAAAAAGCCAGGAACCTGGCGTAGCCGGTAATCAGCTTCCGCTCGTTACTCGAGATAGCCCCGCCTGTTGGTTCCCAGTATTCAAAACCGAGATTGAGAAGCGCGAAAAAGCGCCGGTGAAATGCCGGGTTTCGTACCCGCCTGAACTCGGCAACAAGAACATCGCCGAGCCGGGTTTTGGATTGCAGGATATCGCTGGTCTCGGGCGTTGCCGGGATCAGTATTCCTGAGTGGTGTTTGATAAGTTGTAATTCTAGCGCCATGGTTCTCTCCGTGGCGCATCAGGTATAGGGTGTTCAGGCCTATGAAAGAATAATATCAGACGGTGGTGTAATTCGGTACCCAAGCCGTTTTGCAAATTGCATGAACCCGTTGAGAGTGAAGATTTCTTCCTCTTCGAGTAGCGGCCGTAATGAAACTATTCCATTTACTCGATAAACCAGATATCTCCCTTCCGCCGGGAAGCTATAGATAACTGCTTTATCGGCCCTTCTGACCACGTCGTACCATTGATCATCTTCATTAAAGGCATCTGCACTACACACTATTTCCCCCAGAGCGACTTATTGACGCGGCAAACAGTAATCGGGAACAGCCAGGGGAACGCAAACAGCGATACTCTTTGAAACTGCTCCAGTGAAATTTACGCGATTAATAAAACCACTCGTCCGCGCTTTCCCAGGTCTCCTGCAAGATATGCTCAACCTCTTTCTTGTCACCCCCGAAAACAGACAGCCCATCATTGCTGGCACGCTTGATCGTTAGCTGACAATTATCAAACTGCTTGCTGAGCCTTTTGAGCAGTTCTGACTCTAGTGCAGGTATAGCTCCATCAGGAAGTTTCTTCATGCGATCAATGGCTAACTCGATTTTCATTTTTCCCTCCGCAACAAACACCTGTATGTATATACAGTATATTTATAAACGTATCTTACGGATTTTGCAACGATTAAAGAGTGTTAGAAAGATGGAGCGCTTCCAAGCTTGCAGGTATCGGTTTTAAGAACGATTTGGGACAGATCTCAGATTTGGTGGTCTACACAATAGTTATGTTGAATAGATTTCAGAGGAGTTTAGTGCAGTTTCACTACTAAATTGTGGTTTCGATATGAGATTTATAAAATGAAAATTCGTAAAGGCTATTATGGAGCTTGCTGTTACTAAGCAACAAATTTGTCAGCAAGCTCTAAAACGACATGAAACATTACCAGTGCGTAATGTAATCCAACCGGTTATCGAAATTTACTGAGATGCAGGCACTCTATCATCTTGACGGAAAGCCTCGATCCCGACTTTCTGACCATAAGAAAGTTCGAGTGTGTTGCCATCAGGATCAGCGAAGAAGACATAATAACCTACCGGTTCGCCTGCCTGAGCCGGTTCTTTTCGCAAGATGCCTTCCATTCTGGCCATCGCTACTTTATTGTCGATTTCTTCAATGCTTGAACAAGCTACTCCCAAGTGACCAAAATTACCTAAAGGGGTGTCAGTCACAGCATCAACCTGGACAAGGACAAGCGCAAAAGGGCGAGTTCGGTCACTTAACCATGCGACTTTACGTGCCTCCGGAAGGTCAGGCTCTCGCCTGTGTACGACTTCCATGCCAGCATAACGGCCGTAAAAATCGATACTTTTTTCCAAATCTCTAACAACAAACGCAACGTGCGTAAAACCGACATCAATCTCTTTCATTAGGCTAATCCTTTGACTATCTCCAGAATCGCCATCTTAAAAGCTCAAGTTAACTTGAGGTCAAGAGCCTTTCAATCAATGATTTTGCTGGATTTCTTGCACGTATTGTTCAATGTCGTTCAGGGTTGCAGCCTATGCTAACTAACTCCAGCAAAATGAAGATAAGGCCCGCTACACACAGAAGAAAAGATAAAGTTAAAGCCGCAATAAAAACCATTCGAAACTCCATGTAATCATTTTCACTACCAAAATCTTAGAATCAATTTTTACTTTGTCACGTGCGCATACCAGGCAATTTTTATGTTGCAGAGCCAAACATATCTCGCGGGCTTTAACCACGGTTATTGAATGGTTTTTTGTGAAGCATTTTACTCTTCATGGACAATTTTAATGTTACCGGACTCTTTTTTGTAAATTTTTCAGTTAAATAGCCCTAACTGACCTTTCGCATGCTACTTTAGTAGAAAATCCTTTAAAGTGTGCAACTATGCTTACCACTCTCATCTACCGAAGCCACCTGCGAGCTGATACACCAATTCAATCCATAGTTGACATGGTTAGTGAAGCCAATTCCCGAAATGAACGTGCGGGGGTAACTGGTGTTTTACTTTTTAATGGCGTTCATTTCTTACAGCTTCTGGAAGGAGATGAAACCGCTGTAATGCAAATCTATAAAAAAATTTGTATGGATGCACTTCACTTTAACATTGTAGAACTCTTATCCGATTATGCCCCCTATCGACGATTTGGTCGCTCAGGCATGGAATTAATTGATATAAGACTATTCAGTAAAGAAGAGTGTCTGGACAGGGTTCTTCAACGTGGAACAACCCAACATAAATTGCTTTACAACGACAGAGCATTACGTTTTTTCCGTACATTTATAGATTCTGCTGAGACAGACAGCTATTATGAACTTCCTGATAGATTCAGTTGGTTTTTTTCATCCGATCAAATAAATGTATCATCGGTTGATCCCGATATTATCGAAGACATGCATGCAGTTATAGACCCTCTGGCTGCTCAAATTCATTCTTTTGTCTTGAGTGCAAAATCAGATAAAGGCGATATTAAAGCCAATAATTTATTTTTTGATTTGGAATCGAAGAGAGACTTGTTAAAAATCGTAGGGAGTTTCATTACCTCTTCACAACGAGTATCAATAACACTCCTGCCTTTAACCTTACTGAGGGTGCCTGATGCGATTGAAATATTGCTCGATTATATCAGAGAAAGTAACTTATACCCAGAACAAGTTATAGTTGAGTTTTCAGAGAGCGAAATAATCCCTGAAATTGATGAGTTCGCGCATTCAGTGCAGATACTCAAAAGTTGCGGATTAAGCGTTGCTATTAATGACTTTGGTATGGGTAATGCAGGTTTATTGTTTCTTTCGAAATTCCAGCCTGAGAAGCTCAAAATACACCCGCAACTGATACACAATATACATAAAGAAGGTTCCAAGCAGGCTATACTCCTAAGCTTAATCCGCTGCTGTGAACTTTTGGAAATAAGAATCTGTGCTACAGGAGTCGAGCAGACAGAAGAATGGATGTGGCTCGAATCCGCTGGGATATTTTGCTTCCAGGGCAATCTTTTTTCAAAATATGATAAAAATGGATATTTGAAGATCTTCTGGCCAGAATCTAATGAATTCAGCGAATGTTAAAAAGAACTTGTAGACTTATTACTTTTTCATAGGATTAACACAGTCATACGCGGTGGGTGTCAAGCTGGAAGCGGGTGAACTAATACATAGGGAAAAGTCAGCGGGCCCGGCGGGTGCAAAGGCAATGCTTCAGTACTCAGTAAGATGCGGTAAACCGAGCAGGCTTAGATTGTTGGCCTCATTTTCGCTCACAGGAACCAGTTCATCTCTATCCCCTCCCACCAGCATTGATCCAATTAAATTTGGCTCTAAAAGCTCAGCTGGTATCGAACGGTCAGCGATACTTGCGCAGCAAACGTGCCGCGCATATACAGTGCTGGCTTACCTTTTATCAAACGTGCTCACGCCTGCATACCCTTCCCCCTTGCGATGTTAATTCTGTCAATGCATTCCCTTAATGCTTTGACTTGCTCAGGGGTAAGTTCAGATTCATCGATTGTGGCCAGAAGAGCGTTGAGGGAGCGCTCAATATCGTTTTTAGTCAACCGTAAACAGATAACCTTAACCCAACGTGGCGAGAACTTGCTGAGGCCGATTGCTCTTGTGATACGTAGTTTCATGAGATGCCTCTTAACCGCCAGTGGTGGCGATTTCAAACTCGCTTATAACACACGTGGAGAAGACTTATGTGATTATTTCGCCATAGAAATTTCTAAGGGTCGTTTCACTTGAGGACAACCAGGCTTTCAGTAAACGCCTAAATTGGTTTTCCAGCATGTCACACAAGCGCCTCGTCATAACCCGAAGCGGCTTATCAAGTGAAGGTAGTTTTTACGGTCATGCACAGGCTGGGATGTCATTTGTGTGCCAGAAGCAGACTTTAATATAGCTCCAGAGTCCCTTATGGGAGCTATTTACATCTGTCAAGCTTTAGCAAGCGGCTTCATTCGAAAACTAATACCCATACGATTAATGGCATTCATGGTGGCAATAACAATGGTAAGTTCAACCAAATCTTTTTCACCGAATACAGAAAGCGCTGCGGAATATGCTTCATCGGAAGCATGTGTTTCACTAACACGGGTAACTTCTTCCGCCCATGAGAGGGCAGCTTGCTCTATATCCGAGAATAAATAGGTAGCTTCTCGCCAGACAGGCACCAATACAATCTTTTCGACGGACATGCCACTCTTGATAAGATCGCGAGTATGTATATCTATGCAGTGTGCACAACCATTGATCTGGGAAACTCTTAAAAAAATTAAATGGATCAGCTCGGCAGGTAAACCTGTACCAGTAGTGGCGTAATGATGGAGCGCTGCTATAGCCTTGCCACCTTTATCGGAAACTTGAAACCAGTTTGGACGCTTCATCGTTATTTCCACCTTTTTGAGTTGTTTAAAATAAAAAGATGCCTCACAGAATCGCTACGACTGAATGACAGAATTTAAATTAGTACGTCTGCTCAGACGTTGTAATCTTAACCATTAATGTCATAGATAAAAGAGACAAAAAATGAGTAAAACGGTAGGACAATTATGGGATACCTCATGCAGTAAAACTGGATAACAATTTTTAAAAGCAAACCCTGAGTGTTGATAAAATCCACGGTAGAGTCCGCTTCTCGCTCATAACAGACCATTTCCTCACTATGCCCTGCCATCTGCTTTCATCCGTTGATATTTAGCTTTCAAAAGCTCCGCCGGTGTCGGCCCTTTCGGAGCAACTGGCGCAGCCAACGCCCGACGAATAGGCGGAATCGGCTTCCCGGCTAGCACCCGCCTTTCCCACATATTCATAATCTCGCCAGCTTCACGCTCAAGCTCTTTGTGGCTCAGTTGGCCATCGGTTCCGCGGCGCCGCAACTCCAGACAGATGTGATAATAAACCGGCTTCGGCCACGGATACTGCTCGCTACTCGGGTAACGAAACACCAGCTTACGCCACTTCCAGTACTCAGCCATGACGTCAGCGGTGGTGATCCCCAGCACGCAGCGCCCTTCCCTGCACCACTTGATGAACTGGCCCGGCGACGGCAGGAATGGACGCTCCTGGCGCCGTACCATACGCATGCCGGCTTCAACCTGTTCCAGGGTGGTGATCCCGTTTTCTTTGAAGGCCAGCACCCACTGACGGCGGATCTCGTTCACGTCTTCCTGGCTGCGATTAACCAGGCTTGCCGGGAACGCGGCCGCCAGCTGTACGAACAGCCCGTTGATAATCTGCGCCACCTGCTGCGTTTGCTCGCGCTCGGTATACTGCTCAGGCATGTTGTGCGCCACGCGGCGAGCCTGTTCCCGGTCAAAATTGCGAATGTTCTCTGCGAGGTTTTTCATTCCAGCACCCCGTCAATCCAGTCGGTGTTATGCAGGTCGATGCCGCCCCGGGATGGCTTTGCCGTTCCGGTTGAACGCAGCCGCTTCGTAGTGAGCTGATCCCACTGCTTGCGCAGACTCGAGGGACTCAGGATGTTGTCTTTCCAGAACTCGTCCCGGTTGGCCCACTGGAACAAATCACAAATTTCGTAGTGAGTGCGCTTGTCCTGGACACGCATCAGCCTGATGGTATTTGCCCATTCAGCCCAGTTGGGTTCGGATAGCGATGCGTTGACGGTGAGAAGCCTGTCGTAAATCCAGCGAGCGGCCTTGAGGTCTTCAGCTGATCCCCATGATTTACCTGCCGGGGTGTATATCCCGGCGGCAGCTTCTGGATGACGTGAGAGAAACTTTTGAGTTTTCTGGTTTCGGGATTCGTCAGAATTCCGAGACGAGGATATTTTATTATTGTTCTTGTTATAGTCTTGGGTGTCTACCGTTTCCGGGAAGGTTTTTCCCGTTTTCGGTAACACTTTTCCCGATTTCGGGAAGACTTTTCCCGTTTTCGGTTTGTCTAAAATCCAGGCAGAAAGGTCAGTATTTATACCGACAGTTTTCATTACGCCCTGCTTTTGACTGAAGATGATTTTGCGTTCTGCAAGTGATTTGAGCACATCAGAAACATGCGAATCACTCAACCCTGTAAGCTCGGCGATCACCGTGTTCGTAACGCGGTCCTGTTTCTTGTTCCAGCCGTAGGTAAGCCAGATCACCGCCTCAAAACACTGCCACTCCCGGCCTGACATTCTCAGACGAGGTTTGAGCTGTTGGATCTCGTTAGCGACCTTGGTATACCCGTTCGACAGGTCGGCCATACGACCTCCCGGTTGTTCGGTTCTGTAGGGGAAATTGATAATTTCAGCTGTGTTTGACATACTTAGCTCCGCAATTACACTCCGTTTTTGCACCTGAAAGTCGGTTCTGTTAGCGCAGACCGGCTTTCGCCTTTTCTGAAGTCTTCACATTGCCCCCAGCATGGTTGTGACCATCGCCAGCAGTGGCGCCGTAAGGTCCGGATCGATCCTGAACATTTCGAAAATCCCCTCTCCTAACTCCTTCAGCTTTTCCTTTTTCGGTGCATCGAGCATCAAAGCTTGCTTCGCCTCACTCACCTCTTTTTCCAGCCGGGCCATCCGGTAGGCAAACGAGTCGTTCTTAACGACACGGTCGCGGTATCGAAGCGGTAATACGGACATGATCGCGGGCACCAGCTGTTCGATGTTCTTTCGGTACGATGCGGAGTCTTCTTTGTTGTCGAGCCAGCGGAACAGCTTCACGTTCCAGACATCGGCCTGGCCTGAGAAATCCACGCCATCAAGTTGAAGTTCTTCCGCCGCTTCTTGGATTTGAAGTGCTACAGCTACGCGCCCTTCTGCCGCCGCCCAAGCTCGTACCGCTGAGCAGATATCGCGATGATCGATATCCTTCACTGCCGATTCGCTTTGATGACACTGGAATATCAGTGAATTAGAGGAAGCTCTGTTACTCTGTTGGAATGAAACAGTCTGCATTTTGTTAAGGCTCCTGTTTGGGTAAACCGTCTGTTGGGTTTGGGTAGAGATCTGGGCGCAACTCGTGCGGAGTTACGCCGGTAACCCCATAAATTTGCAAAACTCGATCTGCCGGGACGACGCCCTGATATCGATTTCGCCAATGACTAACAGTCATGGCGCTTACGGTTAGCAGTTGGGCTAAGCGCGTAGCAGTTCCTGCTTTAGTAATTGCTTTATCAATTGCTTTCATAAATAGCTCCTGTAACAACAACGCAATTAAACATTTTGTTTATGTTTATGTCAACATTTTGAATATTGAGCTAATAAACATTTGGTTTAGAATTCGTCCATGAAAGAAAAAACTCATCAGATTAACCATCCACAAGTTCAGCGGCTTAACGAGGTTCTTGAGCTCAAGAAGTTGACCAAATCAGACATGGCCCGTATTTGTGGCGTCAGTGCTCAATCGGTCAATAACTGGTTCGTACGTGGGACGATTGGTAAAAGCTCAGCGATTAAGCTGGCGGATGCGCTTGGGGTGAGCCTTGAGTGGCTGCTTGGCCAAGATGTTGGCGAGAAAGATGGACTGAAGCCGGACGAACAACGCCTGTTGGAACTTTACCGTCAGCTTCCCGAAGAAGAGCAACAGAACATGCTTCGCATCTTCGCGCTTCGCCTGAAAGAGCTGGACGAACTATATGATAAGTATATGAAAGGCCGGATTCGTTCGCAGGATGATTGAGTAATCCTTTCAGCAATGATTCGTAAAGATCTACTATAAGAAATGGCCATAAAGTGGCCTTTTTTTATGCGCCTCGAATAACTAGCACATCCCTTGTACTAAGCGTCCATTCCCCGGACTTCCTGCCTGTACCATTTCGTCGAATTTTTTGCCTCCAAAGAACAAAATTTCACTCTCCATAAGCATCATATAAACATTTTGTTTATTTAAAATTACTCATTTTGTTGACTGCAACTTAAACTTTGTGTTTAATCTAACTCAACAAGACGCATCACGTTCCACCAAGGCAGGACGCCCACGAAGTAGCCGCCGATGGCATACGAATATTCGGATGAGGTGGAGAGATTAACGCGCATCAGGTGTAAACGTTCCGCTGGCCGGCGATGTACGCCCTGACCTCGAGATTGAACTGGACGGCGTGCGTATCGGTGCTGACCTGAAAACCATCAGCATGTGGAATGTGAAGCAAGAAAGCCTGCGCGCCAGGCTGCATCGGGAAATCATTGACCGGGACTACCACCTCAGTGCGGCTATGTATTGCGAGACCGCGGCGCTGGACCAGTTCTTCTGGATTTTCGTCAACAAAGACGAGAACTACCACTGGATCGCCATCATCGAGGCATCCACTGAACTGCTGGAGCTGGGCATGCTCGAGTACCGCAAAACAATGCGCGCCATAGCAACCGGATTCGACACGGGCGAATGGCCAGCGCCGATCACTACCGATTACACCGATGAACTGAATGACTTCGACCTGCGCCGCCTCGAAGCGCTGCGCGCTCAGGCTTAAGGGGGATTTATGCATAACACTAACGTTACCGTTGCTGACCAGAACACCGTTATTAACTCCAACGTGGCTTTGTTCGATTCCCAATATCTGAACGCCATCAGCACGTTCGCACAGATTATGGCGCAGGGCACCGCCACCGTTCCTAAACACCTGCAGGGCAATCAGGCCGACTGCATGGCTGTAGCGATGCAAGCGGCACAGTGGCAGATGAATCCCTTTGCCGTGGCGCAGAAGACGCACCTGATTAACGGTGTGCTCGGGTATGAAGCGCAGCTGGTTAATGCCGTCATTTCACGCAGCGGCGTGCTGGCCAGTCGTTTTGAATATGAGTGGTTTGGGCCATGGGAAAAGGTCGTTGGAAAATTCCACATCCGTAAAAGCGATAAAGGCGAGTACCGCGTCCCGGGCTGGACCCTGGCTGACGAAGCCGGGATCGGCATCATTATCCGCGCAACGCTTAAAGGCGAAGATCAGCCGAGAGAACTCGATTTACTGCTGGCTCAGGCCCGAACTCGAAACTCTACCCTCTGGGCTGACGACCCTCGACAGCAGCTGGCGTATCTGGCCGTCAAACGCTGGGCGAGACTGTTCTGCCCGGATGTGATTCTGGGCGTGTATACCCCTGATGAACTCGATGATCGCCGTGAAGAACGAGAGGTAAACCCAGCACCGGCGCAGCACGTTAGCCTCGCTGATATTTCAGGTGACAACGTCACTACGACTCAAACGGCTCAGAAATCTGCTCAAAACATCGATGCTCTTGCTGATGATTTCCGTGACCGTATCGAGGCGGCTCAGGAGGTGGATAGCGCTAAAGCTCTGCGCGCTGATATTGAAACCGTGAAAGCAACGCTGGGTTCTGCCCTGTTCACTGAGCTGAAAAATAAGGCTGTGAAGCGTTATTACCTGGTTGATGCCCGGAACAAAGTCGAAGCAGCCATCAATTCCTTGCCACCTTCAGATGAGCCCGATGCTGCTGCGCGGTTCGCAGAAGTTGAGCGCGTTCTTGCAGCGTCCAAACGACATCTGGGCGACGAGCTGCATGGTCAGTTCAGCATCACCATGGCGGATATGAAACCGGAATACGTGGACTAACGAGATCGGGGGGGGGAAACCCTCCCTCAAGGAGAAGAAATGCGACTGATTAATCGAGGCAGTAAGCAATCCCCTTTAGCTCGCCAGGCATGTGAAATCGCACTCGCAGCCCACCAGCAAAGATATGGTGACTATGGGCGCAGCAAGATGAAAGAGACCTATACAGTGAAAGTGGAAGGCGTGAAGGTCTGGGTTGAAGTGGTCAACTGCAAGGCAAGCTACGTGGCCACAGCAATGACCGGCATGCGCCGACTGCGTTCCCTGCCCGGCCAGGCAAACTGAAACTGAAATATCAACGACTACAGACCGGCATATCTATACTCATGCCGGTTACCTGAGGTGAACCATGTCGCAGGTAATTTTTAACGAAGAATGGGTTGTTGGCGCAAGGCTCACAGAAAAAACAGGCCTGACCGAACGACAGATTGAGAAGTATCGCCAGGGCTGTTGGGTGGAAGGTGTCCATTTTAAACGAGTATCTCCTTCTGGAGAAAAAACCTTGCGTGGCACAACTTGGTATAACTATCCGAGAATTAATCAGTTAATAAGGGATGCGTAAGATGTCAGCTTTGCCTACGGGTGTCGAAATCAGAAACAATAAGATTTGTATCTGGTTTATGTACCGGGGAAAGCGTTGCCGAGAAATTCTAAAAGGTTGGATTAACACCCCGGTGAACATCAAAAAAGCCGGGAATCTTCGGGCTGTGATCGTTAGCGAGATCAACCTTGGAGAGTTTGATTACCACCAGCGCTTTCCTTCATCATCCAGAGCAAAAAAAACCGTAACCACTGTTTCAGTTCAAACCTTTTCAGAGCTGTGTGAATTATGGACGAGCATTAAAGAAACCGAAATTAGCGCGAACACGATGCGTAAGACGCGCTCACAACTCGGTACGTTAATGCACATCATTAACGGAGATACGCCTGTTTCAACTATACGCCACAGCGACATTCTTAAATACAGAAAGGAGCTGTTGAACGGTGAGACACTTTACCTGGCAAATCCCAGAAGTAACAAACAGGGACGCACTGTGCGTACCGTGAACAACTATATATCGCTTCTGTGCTCCCTTCTTCGGTTTGCACACAAATCTGGCTTTATCAGTGGCAAACCCTTTGAAGGGATCAAGAAACTACACAAAGGGAAAGTAAAACCGGATCCTTTAACGAAGCAGGAGTTTAGTTTGCTTGCGGAATCCGAGCGTGGCCAAAGCCTCAATATGTGGACGTTCGCAGTTTATACTGGTGTCCGTCATGGAGAGCTTGCAGCTCTTGCCTGGGAAGATATCGACTGGGAAAAAGGGACGGTTCATATACAACGCAATCTTAATGCACTAGGAATGTTCGTCCCACCAAAAACCGATGCAGGTGATCGCGTTATCACGCTATTAGAGCCAGCACTAGAGGCCTTGAAGGCACAGCGTACGCTGACGGCGCTGCAGCCTAAAACCGAAATTGTCTTTAATCATCGCGAGTATGGCGCAGTGGAACATCAAAGTCTGCGATTCGTTTTCATACCCCGGATGCGCAAGGGAGAACAGAAAGCCTACTACTCTTTATCGAGCATAGGTGCGAGATTCAACGCAGCTGTAAAACGTGCTGGTATTCGCCGCCGGAATCCGTACCATACGCGGCATACTTTTGCTTGCTGGCTGTTATCTGCCGGC